TTGGTACAGTGAGTGTATCATTAATTGAATATGAATACCCATAATTTTTGATGGTAAAATCAATGACACTAGACCCCTGACCAACTACAATATCCACAGTAGCTTCAGTCCCAACCCCAGAATTTCCAGAATATATCAATGGGATATCAGAATAGGACAATGGAGTGTCAAATATTACTTTTGGCGGATTATATTTTTTAATTTGAACTGAAGTATCCAATGCTATCGTTGAGATTGGAGCATTCGAGGAAGATATAAAAATACTAGTACTGCCAATTCCAATAATAGGAACATTACTTAGGATAGATCCAATACTGATAATTGGATTTGTACTTGGTATTTTTGAAACATCTCTCAAAAACACTTCTGTTGCTCCAATTGATGTTAATTGTGTAGTGTTAGTTTCATATACTACAGGATATGCTGTATATCCAACTCCAGGATTTGTTACTGCAACGCTTACTATTCTTCCATTTGACACAGTGGCAGTTCCAATAAATTGTATAGAAGAATTAATAGAATCGGATGTTTGTACGCCAACTCTAACTAGTTGTAAATTCTTTCTATACCCAGAACCACTATTTCCAATACTAATTGATTGTATTGTTCCAGCAGTAGATACTATGGCTGTTCCTCCAGCTGAAATTAATGGTTGATATCCAAATCCTTCTGTGGAACCAACAGAAATAATAATACCACCTTTTGGAACATTAGCATTATTTGGATCATATGAAATAGAAGTTGCAGTACCAGTAAAGGTTAATTGAGTTTTATTAGAAATTTCAGATAAAGTTACATCTTTTGTTGGTACTTGCAATATGTTATTAACTAAAATTATAGCATTATCTCCATAAAATCCATCAACCGAAGAAGTAGATTCCTTCAATTCAAACGTTTTTTGTTTTGAATTGAAGGAACCTGAAATATCATCAAAAATGTAGTTTGTATTATATGCTTCTTCTGAAGTACTTGGATTTGCCGAACGAATAAACACTCTACCTTGAAATGTAGATTGTATTAGAGTTTCTATAGAAACAGATTCTGAGTTCTCATATTCTGGTTCTGGTAAATATGGCCCATAAGGAGAAGCATCGAAATGGATTACGTTTCCAATTATATTATAATTTCCTTTTAACTTTTGAATATTATCACCAGAAGAATGAGAAGATATTCCAGTTCCAAGCCAAGGTCTTTTCACACTAACATAATTTGTACTACCAACACCAACAGCTTCAATTTTCATTATTTCATTATTAATTTTGATCAAATCTCCAGAAAAAAATGAAGTTATACCACTAAAAGTTAAAATATTGCTAGTCCTGGTTAAATTTTTAGATAATTTGCTTGTGACGGAAATTCCAATAACTGGAGATTGTATAATATTGTCAATGCAAACTAAAGCTTTTGTGTTTTGTTTTGTTGATGTGATGTAGTGCTTACTTTCAATCCCTAAAGTATTGAAATCAAACAATATAGGTGGATCGGAAAATGCATACTCAGGGCTCGAACATAGTCCTATTTTAGAACTGTCGAATTTGTACACGTAAGCTGTTGGAGGCAATTTTGTAGTATTTCCTATTCCAGGCACATATGTTTGTGCTATGCCAATAGAATTGACATTTGAATTAAAATCAAACTCGTCAGATCTATATACTATTTTTTCTCCAGTAACAAAAAAATGATTTGGTAGGTAAATGTAATTTTGCTGTAAATCTACGACTTTGGGATCACTACCATCAAAAGCTCTTTCAAAAATGGGAATTTGTTTGTGTGTTAAATTGAAATTTGTTCGATTATTATTTTCATCTCCATATCCAAATTTACTTACCGAAGTTACTATGTTTGAGTTTTTTAGATCTATTTTTGATGGGTAATTAGATAATTCAGCAAACCCAAAAGTTTGTTGAAAAATATTTATTGTAACATCTATATTTGATTTTGGAGTAAAAAATAATTCAACAATTCCAGAACTAATCGCAGTAAAATCTCCAAGTTCTTGATCTGATACTACAGTTCCATATTCCACAAATTGAACTTCAGTTAAATTGTTAAGAACCAACAACTCTGAAAACTGTATCTGATTATTAGTGGTGTCGATTATTTGTATTACATAATATGCAGATTGATATTCTAAAGGATATGAGCTAATTAAATTGATAACAGGTGCCGTACTAGAGGCAATGGAAACTGTACTACTAGATAAATTTGCATATTTTAACTGTCTTTCTCCAGATTGAGTATAATCAGTTTTAGCTATAGATACTGATACTACGTTTGAAGTATAATTTTCAGTAGAATCAAAAGGAAAGAAATCTAAATTAGTATTATTTAAATCATCTTTATATGCTGAAAATGTCCCAATTCCTAACAAAGAAGAGTTGTTAAGGCTCAATTTACCATATTCTGAATGATATACGTTCGATCCACTACTAGCAAGATTTAGCTCTAAAAATTCGTATTTATTTTTACTTCCAGATATTTCAATAATTAATTTTGATGAATCAAATTTCTCAGGCAATGTACAAATTGTTTTACTAGTTCCTGAAGGTATTGATGTGTTAGATGTTGCGACACTCACTATATTTCCGAGGTCAAATGATGATGTCTCTGTAATAAATTGTTTCGTGTCGTAATAAACGTACGAATAACTATAATCATTAATTTTTCCGTCAATGGGGAAAAAATCTAATATTGCTTGGTTGGAAATTAAAGATAAAGAATGATATCCAATATCATAATTCGTATAAATTTTTCCATAATCATTTGTGATGATCTTAGAGCCATCATTTATAAAAGTTAATATAGAAGATTGAATTACATCATTATTTACTTCATTTTTGGTAGTAATGAAAAATTTTAAAGCCCTAGTTTTTGCCATTTACTTAAATATTGATTGCAGTTACGTAAGTTGATTTTTTATTTGTATTGAAATCTTTACTTATATCATCTATTATCAAAACTCTATTCCCCGTAGATTGTGAGTGATCTTGTAATATAACAGAATTAAATGTAATCTCATCTGATACTATTTCAGAATTTAATGTATAAACATTTCCTTCTGTTACCAAATCAAAATCATAAGTACATTCTAGATCTATAACGGTATTTAGATCAGAAATGCCAGAGAACATCCCTTCATTTTGATCGGTAGAAATTCCAATAGTAGATTCATTTTCTATAGATAAGTCGCTAAACTTTTTAAACCCAGAAGTGTGATTTAAAGCATCAACCGAATCACTCCATTTTTCTAATGGAGTTCTAGACTTTAATGAATAGGAAAAATATTGATAATAATCATTGTCATGAAGTCTCTGACTATTATGATTTAAAAATCCAGTTATATTAGACCAACCTTTGTTTTTAATTGAAAAATAATCAATATTATAGTCTGTTTCTATGTCTATTAATTCGGTTATTCTTCCAATTGACCCAGAAGTTTGTCCTATTACTAAATCTTCTAAATTAAATTTTGATGGAGTTTGAATTTTAGCATAGCTAGTTTTATTATCCCAACTATTTACAATACCAGTAAAGTCATTGACTTTTACTGTTTCTCCCAATAGATAAGAATTTTTCTTAATTTCTACTTTAAATGTAGGTATATTTTTTTCTGGAACTATCGATCCCCTAGAATTGACAGAATCGTAACTTCCTAAAGTTTTAGAACTAGGTAAAAATTCTTTTATGCTATACATGATATATGAATTATTTTCATATATTGATGTGCTTAGCCCAACCACAGTAAAATAATTATATTGATAATCACTAGAATTATATCCTATATAATTTTCTGCAGTTTCTGTGATTGATGTATTCTCAATATAAATTTTGTCATTAATTTTGACTGGGAAATTATTTGGATTGTCATGTACACTGGAAAGATATGCTGTTACTATTTTTAACGTAGAATCATAAGATACTGTGTTTATACCTATTCCATTAGAATTTTCTATAGGAATTATTTTTGGTTCTATATCATTAAAACCACTAGAATTTTTTATTATAGTCACGACACCAGTATTGTGATTAAATTCTAAAATGACATCATCTATCTTTTTATTAGATACTGGATCATATACTATTAGAATTGGAGAATAACTATAATTTTTTCCTGTATACGTAGTAGTTATCTTTTGTATTGACGAAAATGGTTCTATTTTTACTACTTTTGGTAAATTTAAAGTTGGTCTAATAGTATAATCTATTGAGTAATCATATCCAATGTCATTTAATTTTATTGATTTTATTTGTCCTATGGCATTACTTATAGGCTGCAATATGGCATTTTTTCCATATGAGCTAGTTATTGATGTTATTCCTGGTAATTTTGTGTAATATTTTCCACCAGAAATTAAGTTTACTGAAAATATTCCGCCAATAGCACTACTAGAGTTTGTATAATATTCTATTATGGAATTTTCTGATTTATATTCTTGGTATTCTGGAGACGATTGAAGTTGATATTTAAAGTAAGTAGAACCAATCCCTGTTATAGTGTGTTGTCCAGAATATTCACTAGAATATATTTTTATATTACTATTAGAATTGCTATATGATTGTCTTTTTGGTGATGATATATCTAAGTTTGTGGAAGGAATAAGCTTATAATATAACTGTTTTGGTGTATAGTCGGTGATATTTAACTCTAATCTAGCATCATTAGATACTCCTATATCTCCACTTTTAATTACATTCAAGTTACCTTGAGAATCATGATAATATTTTTGATTGAAATTTTCATCATAATATAAATCAAAATCAAAAGCTGGAATTACCTTCAATCCATTATTAAATGACAAAGTACTGTTAGATAAATCAAATATTATTTTTTGATTTTCTGTGACGTTAATACTAGAATTAAACTCATAAAAATATCCAGAGGAAGAGTTTGTTATTTGGATAGTTTCGTTTGAAGTTGTGGCATGATACTTAGTTTTAGCTAGTTTAAATCTATCCGAATCTACTAAACTAACATAATATATTGCTTCATTTTCTAATCCAACAGATGGAGAAGTAGATGTATAAATTATTGGTTGTCCAGTATAATATTTGTGGTCAAATATAGTAAAAATACTAGTAGAAGTATCAATACCAGAAAAATACTTTTCATTTAAAATGCAAGTAGCATTTTTGTCACTATATTTTATTTTAATTGTAGTGCTTATTCCAGATTTTACAGTCAGTCCTATATTATCATTTAATTTTAATCCATGAGTAGATGCAGTAGAAACAGTCACAGTATTTTTTTCTACTTTTGATTTTATTATTTCATCATAATCAGTGACAAAACTATGGTAAACTCCAGTACCATAGTTTGTTAGATATAAAAATGTTGAAATAGTTCCCAATCCAACATAATTTGAACTGGTTCCAGCTGAAACTCTATTTGTTGATATTCCTATAAAATCATTTGAAATATTAATTGCATATATTTGATTTATTGAACTTAAATTGAATATAGACGAACCATTTGATACTTGTATTGAATTTCCACCATTGCTCGAATATTTTAACTTTGTATTCGTTTTTAAATTATGATTTGGAAAATAATAATTACCAGCAGGTATAAACAACGATGTAGTTCCTATTCCAGTGTAGTTAGTTAAAACTTTAGTTCCTGAAGTAGTACCAAACCCAACCGTTTCTATTGGATTGAAATAATATTCTACGTTTCTATTTTTTGGTAGTAGCTCACTGCTAGTATTGAAAGAAAACTTCCTCGTTAACTCAGTTAAAGGAGTTGTTGAAGTATATGCAATTCCAGAAGGACTTCTTAATACTTTTATTTTTAATTCATTTGGATAGATTTGTAGTATTTTTATATTTTCATTCTTTATTTTGTAGTAATCATTTTCCATAATATATGGAAAATCCAAATTACCACAAACTTTAAAATATGTTACTAATCCTGTTTGGGAATAGTCACCAATATCAGAGGTTAAAGTTAGCAAATTTGACGTTATGCCAACTTTTGAATATAAAGATACCCTATTTTGCAATAAGGTATCCGAATTAGATATTATTGATACTTGATCAAAGTTTTCTAATTCGTGTGGTGACGTAGACACGCCAATAGCATTTCTCAATCCGTTACTACCTCCACCAAGAGCAACGAGTTCGACATTAGATATGGAATAGTTATTATTTTTTATGTCAACTATTTTTTTCCCGGTTAAGTACTTTACAGATGCACTTACATCAATGCCATTATCTGTAACATCAAAATGTATAGGATCCCCTACGGAATACCCATCTCCGGAAGTAGTAATTCCAACAGAATCCAAAGATGAATATCTTGTACTTATAATACTTGAATTTTGATTGATTAATCTATTTGGATTATTGATAAATGTATACTTCGAGTATTTTTCATTTATTGAATAATAATATGTATTTCTTAATAATTTATTTTTGACATAATCAAAGTTATTTTGATTTATATTAAAATTCAAATTGTTTTTTATTACTTTTGATTTATATTTTTCTCCAATAAAATATGGAAATTGTGGAATCAAGTCATTATCGGAAGATAACGTTAGAAAATACGCATAAGTACCATTTGGATATTCTGGTGTTATGCAATATCTGCCATTCAGTTCATCTAGATCTCCATTTCCAGTATACACGTAATCATCCACAAAATAACCAAATGGAAATATTGTCTGGTTATTTATTTTTTCTGGTGGTCTATTTTCTGATATTTTCAATTCATAACCAGAAATGAGTTTTTTGACTCTTCCTACCATCATGGCATCTTCATATCCATAAGGACCATAAATTGGGTTTCCATCATACGCCCAACCTATGATTGGAGAATGGTACTTTATAGTAGAAATCGTATTTTCGTAATCTGATCTTATGACGATATTTCCATTCTCATCTAAAAATTGAGAATATACTTTTTTTCTTAAATTATATGGACAATATGCATGGCCATATCTAATATTTCCATCAATACCAAAATATAATATTCCATCATCGGGTGAAGTTAAATTATTAGAATTTAATACCCTAGAAACATAATTTAATTGCCATTTTTTAATTTTAGCGTTAAAGCTTGAATTTTTTCCATATGTTATTATAGTTATAGTAGTATTTTTTTGCTCATATCCATACCCCCCATTTACTACTGTAATTTTTTTGATGGATCCATTCTCTATTTCGGCATTTAATATACAACCAGTTCCTTTGCCATTTACTTTTAAATCTGGAGTGGAATAATAATTGCTTCCGCCATTTATTACATAAACCTCTTTTATGACGCCATTTAATACACTCACTTGTAGTTGAGCATTTTTTCCTCCCTGTATATTAAAATTTGGTTGCTTATCGTAGTTTAATATTTCTGATGATCCATATCCAATTCCACCATTTTGTACATATACATTTGTTATACTTCCTCGAAATACTGGTCTGATTTTTGCATCAAATAGTTGTTTTGGTAGTGATGATACTCCTGTTATTCCATTTATTTGGACAGAAATAGGCTCATGTCTAAAAATGTGCGTACCAAATCCAGAATTAACCAAATTGATATGTTGATTTGTTTTATAATATGTGTCTTTATTTGTTGATCCAATTCCAACAGGATATAGTCTAAATTCGTCCTCATTTACTGTGCCAACATAATAACTAGTAGAAGCAAGACCTACTGGATATGTACCAATGCAATTGTAAACAACCACATCTCCGGTTTTATATCCATGATTTTTCGCAAAAATTAAATCTTTATATGTATTAATTCCAGAAGATGAAATTTCAACATAATTATTTTTATATCCCTCTCCTGAATTTAATATTGTTATGGAGGATATTTTAAACTTTTTATTTTTGGATTTTATATTTTGTGTTCCGGTACCATAGGAGGTAAAAGTGATTGCTATTCCAGATATAGCGTCATTTTGATTTTTATGTAATTTTATTGTTGTGTCATTTTGGACTGAAACTATGTAACTAGATG